ACAAACAATAATCTACTAACTCTTGTCTAGTTGTTGGTTTTGCCATTAGAACGAACCTCCATCAATGATTCCACTTAATTGAGTAGCAGTTAAAATACCTGTTACTACTGCACCTGTTTGAGTAGTTTCAAGTTTCTTACCAGCACCACTACCTCTCCAATATAACTCTACACTTCCATCAGTATTAAATACGGCACTATTTGCACCAGATGTATCTTCAATTACAACATCAGCAGCACCTTGAATTCTAAGATCGCCAGTACCAGCATCCTTTATAAAACTGGAACTGCCATCATGATATATTTGCAAATCATCCGAAGTTCCAAATGTAGCCTTAGCATTATCATTCAATCTAAAGAAACCTGATGATTTAATCCAACTGGCATTATAACTTGCACCAGTAAGATTCAAATTACCATTTACATCAAGTACAGTTAAAGTTCCAAGTGATGTGATGTTAGATTGAGCAGCAGTAAGTAAAGTTGCGTTAAGTCCACCAGTTATTGTAGCAATACCTGCAATTGATAATCCAGCAGTAGCAGAAAACCCTTCTCCTGAACTAATAGTTATCCCTGTACCAACATTTATAATATCATTATCACCGTCAAATGTTATACTAGATGACCCAACAGTCATCATACCAGAAACATTAACGTTCCCACCAATATCTAATTGGGCAATTGTACCGATACCAGTTACATTAAGATTTCTACCATTAATTTCATCATATACAACATCATCACTAACATATAAATCTCCACCAACATATAAATCTCCACCAGTTGTAGTAATACCACCTGAACCAGATAAAGTAGTAATACCACTTACGTTAAGATTTGATTGTACTACTAGACTTTTTAAAATATCTACTTGACTATTAATATCAACAAGATCTCCGTTAAATGTTGATATTCCTGCAAAAACAGATCTTCCACCAAAATTTATATCCTTAGCAACTCCTAATCCACCAGCAATTGTTACTGAACCGTTTGATATACCTGTAGAATTTGTAACATTTGAAAATGTAGATATTCCCGAAACCTTAAGGGCAGTAGAATGAATTAAATCTGATAATATAAACTTTGATGTTGGATGATCCCATACAAGAACTAATCCATTTTCTGATGATCTAGAAGAATCAACGTCAAGTAAATTAATTAATCTTGTTGGAGGTGCTGATGCATTAGATAAGACTCTAATTACATTCTGTGAACCAATTCTATCGTTAATATTTGGCATTACCTTGTAACTCCACCTCTTACTAGTGCTGAACCCTCTATGGCTTTATATTCACTACCATCTTGAGTTATTATTTTTACATCATAAACATATCTTCCGGGTTTTATATTCACAGTAGTAGAAGCTACTAAATTTATAGATATAATCCCGGCATCAGGGTCTGTGACAGAAGTTGCAAATGAAACCTTGTTTACACTTGACGAATGCTTCCTAAGCATAGCTGTTGTAGCTGCACCTGCCAAACTCAAAAATGAATTAGAACGAGTATCCTCTAATTGAAAGGATGTGTCAAAGTCAAATCCTTGCTCAATTACAATATTGGATACATATACTGCCATTATTAATCAATATACTTTTAAATATTTATAATCTTTTATTTAACACTTCATATAAAAGAGATTTTATTTCGTCAATATCAGAACGTAATCTTTTCAACTCTTCTTCATCAGTTTGTTTTTTACTCCTTATAGCGACATATTGAGAATATCCTTGCGTATCACGATTTATGATTGCACCAGATTTTTCATCCCTATAAAGATGCTTATGACCTTCAACTTGTATCATTTTGCTAAAGCAATTGCTCTAAGATCTTTAAATCTTGGTGGTTTTGCTTCGTTTGTTCCACTAATAACAATTTTAATCTGGAATCCAGTAAAATTATCCTCATCATTAACAGTAAATTCATAATCTCTAAATTCATTTTCAACACTAGCTGGAACAAAAACATCAGGTCTACCACTATTTAAATCAGGATTAATGACATTCTTTACAATACCTTGATCATCAAGATTATCATATCCAGGGAATAATTTATAAGATTCCTCAACTTCTGATGAATCTGCCTTAAATAATCTATATAAAACTCTAAAATCAGCAGAAGCATGTCTATATGCCCCAACTAAAACTTTTAAAGAGTTTGATTCTTGTGCTAAATTCACCTTTTGTGAAATATAACATGCTGCATGTGGATCACCAGTTAATGCATTTGACCTAGAATCACTAGCATAATCTGCTACTGGATTATTTAATCTATTTCTCCACAATCTAAATGCTCCATTATCAAGATCTAATACTGGAGATATATTGGAATCATTAGTATTAAAATTAACAGATAAAGTAACTGATTTATTTCTAGGCAAATTAGACAATCTAGATATTTCATCAACTCTAGAACAAAGAAGACGTGGAGAAGATAATTTATTAATTTGATTAAATTCAACACTTTCATATCCTTGATCTATAAAGGATGATTCTGTTCCACCATCACTAGTTCCAGATACTGATCTTAATTGTGCATTAATAGTAGATGTACTATTAGGAGTCATAACATTAAATGAAGGAATAAATGCATCATACTGGAAATTTTGTGTACTTACTATCTCATCTCCTCCACCAAAAGAAGTTTTAGTAAAACTCAATTGATTTTGTCCAGTGGATCTATTTTGGAGATTTGCTCTTCCTGCTCCTCTTGCAGCAGTTAAGTAATAAGTATCTATTGTTTTAAGTGCATTCAATGCTGCAGAATTATCTGCCATGTTATGTTCAGTATTAATTCCTGTTAAAGAAACCCCATTAAATTCATACTTATAAACAGAAGATCCACTAAGATGAGAATCTTGTGGAGACTCACCAAAACCTCTTTGACCAACACTAAGTGTTCCTGCACCAATACCATCATAGAATATTATTTCACTACCAATCTTCACATAACCAGTGCTTGTAGAAATACCTTCAAATGTACTAAATGTTGATGTATTTGCCACAGATATGGTAGTTGAAGTAGAACCAAGATCTGTATTTAAAGCAACAGGAATTGTATCTGGTTGAATATTATCTAATACAACTATATTATTATCAGCAGTCATTCCGTGGTTGTACTGTTCAACTTTCATCACATTACCTTGATACAATTCTCCAAGAACAGAAGAACTCTGTATTGTAGTGTGTGCAGTTCCTACTACAGGAGTAACAGTAGTGCCATTAGCCTTAGTATACACTAAAACATTACCAGTTCCATAACTTTCTCCTTGAACATCTGATAAGTATAAAGTATCAATACCGTAAATATCAGATACAGTAATCTTGGCACCTTCACCTGTCTTCTTACCTGTGGGTAAACTAGATGTTTTAACACCAACAACATCACCAATTACATATCCAGTACCAGTATTTGCAATAGAAACTGCATTAATAACACCACCAGAAATACCTAGAACAGCAGTAGCACCTGATCCATTACCAGTAATTGATACCAAATCAACAGTTGGGGTACCAGTAAAGGAATATCCAGAACCACCACTAGTAATTTCTCTTCCAGCTGTGTTCACTAACAATGGACCACCAGATTGCTCAAGGAATCCAGTAGCACCTATGGAAACTGTCGGAGATCCACTTAAAGCAGAAGATATTTTTACACCAGGTACTAAATCAGCAAGAAGATCTACTGAATTTGCAGTTGTAATTCCAACCTTTAATTTTCTTGGGAATAACTCTATGGCATTATCTACTGTTTTAAATGTATTAAAATTATTAGATTTCAATGATGGATTATATAATGTCAATGTTCCCGAATTAACAAACGAACATTGATATAGAGTAAATTTAAGATCTTCAAATTGGCTTGGTGTCCAAATTGTTCCATTTTGAGATTTAAATAAACTTCCACCAATATACTGTGTTCCAACTATAGACTGACTTGCTGCATCAAGATTTTTTGTCTCAATGGTAGTCTCACTCATTCTAGCAATCCAAACCTTATATGCATTAGTGGATCCTGCTCTAAGTCTTAGTGCATATTCGGTTTTTGGTTCCAAATAAACAGGTGATGGGAATTTAACATTAGTTGCTATGGAAGCATCAGTAGAAGTTTTAATGATAGAAGTTCCAGTAGAATCTAATTCTTGTGGATCCAATTGAATCTGAGCAAAACCTTGAAGTACTTGATTTGTTGGAGTTCCAAGTTCAACAGTTACTATCTCAACGCTTATTGGTTGGAAATCATCTTTTTCTGCAAAATATAAATCCACAGAAGATAAGAACATTCCATTTTCGTCAGTAGTAAATGATTGTGCTAATGGATCATCATGTTGTGGTGCTGGATCTGGAAGTCTAACAGTAACCGAAGTTCTACTAATTGTTGTTACAATTCCATTCGTACGATATTCTGCTTCTCCATGAGTCACACTAGCTGATGTATTATCAACATCACCATCTGCTGTACTTTCGTTGGTGCTAGAAGAAGTAATCCTAAATGTTTTTGTACCGTTATTAAATCTTATTGATGGTGGTGGAGTAGTTAATGGATCTCTAATAAAGAATGATCCATATAAAGCACCATAAGAATCTGAAATTAATCTAATTGGATTACCTTGTGCTATACTATATGAATGTACTGCAATTGCTCCACTAGATTCACCAATAAATCTCATACCAACAGTCATTCTTCCATAATAATCTCCTTGTGCCTCTTTGGATAATGATGCAAGATCTACATTTAATACTGAGGAAGACTCAGTATATGATGCTGATACATTAACTGTTGGATCATATGGATTCTCTAGAAACACTATACTAGGTGAATTATAAGCACCTTTTTTATGATTTGGTTGTGCAGATCTAAATGTAAAGGTTGGAGTTCCAACATCACCCCAATCATAACCTCTAATAGTTTCTCCAATCTCAAATGACCCAGAAATCATCTCTATTTCTATTAACTTTGGAATAACATCTATTCCACTTCTACCATCAAAGAATGGATAGTATCTTGTTTTAGGTTTCAATCCAACAGCAGCAAAACTAACATTCCTAGATCTCATGTGAGTATCTAATCTTGTTCCAGTTATTATATCTTCATCAAATACTCCTGCAGTATCTCCTATTATAGTTCTAGTTCCACCATCAATTATTTCAGTTCTAGTCCAATTATCAGATTGTGGATCTAATTTAATATCACATTCATATTTAACAACTGTAAATGGATTTACATTCTCCATATCACTTGCAAATACATTTTTAATATCTGATTCTATTTCAGAATATTTTAAGGTTATTAAATCTCCTGTTTTTTGTAAATTTTCATCTAATAATGGCAAATTCTGAGAAAAATCACAAGTAGTAACATCTTCTGTTTCTGCAACACCTAATTCTGGTTGGAATGCATACCTATCTAATGGAACAAGCATTTCTTGTTTTAAACCATCAACATCAACTTTATGATCTGGATCATTTACATCCATTCTACTAGCATCTTTAAAATCATCTACAAAGAATCCAGTTTTAAATCTATCATTTCCAGATGCATCTCTAACCTGTAAAGATTTTGTATCTAATTCAAGTAAAGATAAACTTGTTATAGTTTCTAAATTAGACACTCTATCATCCAATTTTCCAATATCTCTCATTGTATATCTCTTATTATCAACAAGAGTTACTTTTGCATCTGATGCATGGTACAAATATGCAGGAAGATGAATTGATGCAATGTGCATTGCATCATCAATTAATACAGGTTCTTTAGGGTCTAATGAAGAAACACCTTGTATTAATGATAATTTACCTACATTACCATCAAGATCTTCTTCTGGAGTAAGAATTAATTTATCAATTCTTGACAAATAATAACTATATCCAACTTCAGAATCAGCTTCGGATGATACTACCAAAGTTGAAGTAGCACCATTACCACTAAAATCTCTACTTGTAAACGCAAATGGTGATTTGTCAGTACTAGTAAATTCAGATACTCTTGGTCTAAAATCTAAAGTATCTGTTGCTCTAATACCATTAGATAGTATTGGTATATCATTAGAATATCTATCTTTATTATAAGAATTTATTGTAAATACATCACCCTCATCACTTGATGGTACTTTATATGAATTATAAACTACTAATATCTTCCTAGAAGGTGCTGGAAGATTTCCTCTTCTAACTAGTCTAGAATAATCATAATATTGTTCTCTTTGACCCTTATCTAAAGAGTAAGTTTGAGTAATATTTAAACCATTTCCAAGAGATATTCCTTGTAATGTGGTAATGATATTAGATTCTTCAAATGTAATTAATTCACCTAAACTAAACCTATCGGTATTTAAATATCCAATTGTTATTTCAGTGGAAGATAATATACTTACAACCTGAGCAACAGATCCAGTTTCAGAACCTTTAATTTTTTCACCAACAACTACATTTGTATCTAATGACAATCCAGAAATAAATGTCAATTTATCTAATGTTGGATCTGTTTCATCTTTTGATTCTACTATAGTTACTATATTACATACGTCAGGAACATTTAATGAAATTTCTCTATCTTCTACTCTCAATCCATAATATCTACTAGTAGATAATCCACTTGTAGTAGTTGATACACCAGCATTAGTCTTGTTAACAATAAGTTGATTACTTCTAGTATATTCTTTAATTTTTTCTTTAACTACTTGTTTTTCTGTTGTAGCATTAATCGTAACATTATTGTTTTGACTAGCAGTTAATCCTTCAATAATAACTCGAGATGCATCATCAGATCTTGTAAACTGATCTTTTGTTAAAGGTTCAACAGTTCCATTATTATAGAAAACAGAATATCTTTGCGTATCAAATGAAGTAAAGAATGCACTTGATAATCCAGTTTGAGCAGTTAATTTACCCTGACCATCTGTGCTTTGTTGTACTATTTGTTCATTAACAACTAATTCAGAATCTGAAAGATTTAACTCTGCAAGATTAAAAGGTCCAACAGGAGTATAAAGACCAGCACTTTGATCATTTACTATCTCTGGTTTCATAAGACTAAAACCAGCTTGTGAATCTGTAAGTACACCAACAAATCCAGTACAAACACCAGCAACTCTACTAACACCTTCGAGTGTTAATGTTCTTAAATCGGAAGATATGACAGTAACTTTATTAAAAATATTATCAGTACTAGTATTAGTATAATCTTTTGCTTGATATTTAATTATAGATCCTACTTTAACACCGCTAGATGCATCAAATTGATTACCCTTAATTGCTAATGATCCCGTACTATAACCAGCACCAGCAATACCACCTGGTGTTACAGTAATTGATAAATTATTAAATGGAGATTCTCTTAATACAGTATCTGCAGTAAAATTAACACCTAATCCAGCAAAAGCACTACTATTTTGATATACAGATTTTATATCATCAATACCATAAGTTACAAAACTAGATATTGATCTAGAATGTTCGTCAGTTTCATTAATTAAAATCTTTTCTCCAGTAATAAATGTTCCAGAAGTCTGAGATATAGTAACAACAGCTCCTGCAACCTCTTTTACATATCCACTAGCACCACTACTTACACCCCGAACAAATGTACTAACTGGACAATCATGGGCAGCTAATGCAAGATTTAATGTTAGTTTAGTATATGTTTGTATATCATAAAGATATAAATTCCATTCACTAGCACCACCCTCAGTGGCACTGTAAGGCGTATTTCTTAATCCTAATGAATATACCCTAGCAATTCCAATTTGAGTCCCTGATGGTGGTTCAAATGATGTTGGTAAAGACTTTCTTACATCATATAGTCCAACAGTATTTGAATTATTATTAAGTCCAACAAATGGAGTACCAAATACATTATTAACTCTAATTAAAGATCCCATTTCAAAAGGAACTTTTGCAGTCTTTATTGTTTCAATATCTCTTGGTTTATCAAAATCTACAATAGTTGTTCCTTTTTTATCAACTCTATATCCTTTAACATATGCTTTTCCAGATTCAATTTCAACACATCCTAATTCATCTGATGGTACATTTCCCTGATCAGTAACTTGATCTGACTGGAAAATACCTTCATTTGAAATATTATCATCTAAGGATTCAGAAACTCTAACATTAAAATTGCCAAGAGAATAATTGCCAGATTCTTCATAAGTTCTTGCTGCAAAATACTTCTCAATTTCACTGTAAACACTAGTATCTTGTAATTTTTTAAGATCACCATCTCTTAATTTAATTATTTCAATAAAACTACTATCATTAAAATCAGTTAAAGATTTTTTTGCTAGTGTTGTAGTGATTTTAAATCTATCTGCTCCTGGTGCAGCATAATTAGAAAATCCCCTAGCATTATCATATAAAGAAGGATCTTCCTTTGCAGTAATAATTGATTCTAAAATATTCAAACCTACCCTATATGAAGGAACATTTGAATATGGATCTAGAATTATAGTATCCGCAGAAACATGTACAAAATTACCTCTAATAAAATAAACTCCATCTTCAATAGATACTGCACTACCAGTAAAAGTAGCATTTGATGATATTAAATTAGCTACACTTTCTCCAACTTCAATTGTTGTATTACCATATATTATATCTTGCTGAGCTAATAAAGGTTCACCATCAATTAAACTAGATTCTACATTATTATCATCCCCACTAAGATATTCAATGAATAATGTTAAATCTGTTATATCAGAAGAATCTGAAGGTGTTTTATAATCAGTTACTAAAATTTCAATTCCAGAATTTTGACCTTTTAATTTTTTTCCTTTTAATTCATTAGCATACAATACTACTGGAATTCCAAGATGATCAGAATCTAATTTTACAGAAAAATATTTATTGTGATAGTCAACATTACCAGGGATAACCACTGATCCCTCTTTAAAAATATGACTACCAAATTCTTTAACTTGATTTTGTAGTATTGATTGTAGAGTTGTTAACTCTCTTGCTTGAACAGGTCTTCCTGGTCTGAATAAAACCCTATGAAAATTATTACTTTCATTAAAATCATCATAATATGGGTTTATATTTAAATTTGTTTTCTGTGACATGTTGATTAGAATTCCAGGATAACTTTAATGTCTTCTTTTTGTCTCTTATCTCTTGTGATTAAGGCTCTATTATCCAAATAGATAATATCACCCGACTGATTATTTATCTCAGAACTTGAGATGCCATCTGTGAACTGAGTACCAAGTTCAATAACTTTATTACCAGTTGGGTTTGTAGTAATACCAGAAAAATTAGTATTAATAGTAACTGTAGTACTACCAACGGAAACTTGTAATCCGTTAGGTTGGAACTGATAGATTTTTCCACTACTAGTAGAACCAAGACTACTTATACCAGAGGTATCTGTCTGATCACCAGTAGTTTGATTAAAATATAATGATCTATCTTGATAATATTTTAAAACAGCAATTTTAGGGCTATCTGAAATAATATCAAACGAAACAACATAACCTTTTGCTTTACCAATTTCTACTCCACCAGATTGTATTTCCTGAGTAATCTCTGACCCAATTTCAATAGAAGTTGTTGGATAATTACTGAGATATAATGAAGATACTGAAGAAAATTGATTTTGTGTGAATAAAGCTGTTGATCCAATTGACGTAGGATTTTTAACTATTCCAATTTGTGCAAATTTAGCATCTAAAGGAAAATCTTTTGTAGAGTCATCAAATCTAGCATAAATTAAAACTCTATCTGTGCCCAATTCTTTATATAAATCATATCCATGTCCTTTTGATGGTGGAATAATGGGGATTAATTTCGCAGGAGTATTAGAACTTATTGCACTCTCTGAAATGTTAGTTAAATCAACCATACCATAAGTATATCCTTTACCACCAACGGAAACTTGTGTTTTAGTTATTTGAGTTCCTTCAACATCAACAATAACCTTTGCTCCTTCACCATCACCAACAATATTAAATTCTTGCCCTAATCCACCAGAATATGAATTGCCTTTTGTATCAATATAAACCTTTTTAATTTGATTATTATTAATATCAGCATTTCCACTATCTCTTACAGATTGTATTTGAGCATCAGTAGAAGTTGACCAATTATTTGGTAAAGGTATATATTCAGTTGCATCAAATTTTATAATATCACTTGGAGCAACAGTAAACAAGTATTTCCATACATACCCATCATCAGTATCTCCCGACGCAGCAGATGGTTCTAACCCAGTAAAGAGTGGTTCATTCTGAGAAAGATTTCCCGTAGTATTAATTCCTGAGGAACCGTTATCAATACAAATATAAACACTAAAATCTTTATTAATTACATAATATTTTGCATCATATAATCTTGAAGAAAATGTTTTTGGTGACTGATTATTAGCATTATAATCATGGCGATACATTTCATATTGAGTTCCTTTAGTCCAAGTCTCTTTTCTAATAACTCTTCTAGCATTATCTATATTAATCTTCTTACCAAAAATCATTGTATCTTTGGTATGATTTAAATAATTAAAGTTATCAGTTGGATTTGGTCTGGAATTATCAGAATTCCATGTGGCTGGATCTGCAGTTCTACCATATGCATTTCCTATACCAGGATTTGACAAACCCACAAACACATAATAAGAATTTGAGGGATCGTTAATATCTCCCAAAAAATTACTAGCATTATTGATTCTAAACTGATCTGTTACAATTGCCGCCATCTTCTATAGCTTTTTTTCTTTATTTATACTATAATTTAGTGTCTATTGCACCAGTGCTTCTAAACCCAGCTTTCCTTCTCTGTATAGTTGGATAAGTTGTGAATCCAGTATTAACTGTTTTTCCAGTTACTGCAATAGATATTGGTTCTGATGATCTAGTAAATCCAGATAATCTACCCCAAGAGAATTTACCACATCCAATTCCAGTTGTTCCAATTCCAATAACATCAGAACCAGAATCAACATTTGCTACAAATTCTGCTCTATTGGCAGTAATTGCAACTGAACGAACATAATAAACATTATCCAAATAAGTAGTTCCTATTCCAACTACCGCATCATTTCCACTATCAATAGAAGTTACTCCAGATCCAACCGAAGTATCAAAAATATGAATTGGATATCCATTAGATAATGGAGTACATGCCTCACCATCTGGTCTATTGATAAAGAATTTTAATGCTAATGGATTACCTGAGGTTCCACCAGTTGTTGTTATTCCAGTAACTATTCCAGTAAATCCAGAAGTATTAGCAATACCACTAATAACTTCTTTTGGTGCTGTTGGTATTGGTGCAATAACTTGTGGTGGATTTGATCTAGTATATCCTAATCCAGGATTTGTGACAGTAACACTAGTAATAATTCCAGCAGTAATATTTGCAGTTCCAAGGGCAATAGGATTAAGACCAACACTTGATATAGGCGTTCCAGTTGTTGGTATTCCAATTGAAACAGCAGTTGTTGCCCCAACATAACCTGAACCACCATCAACAACTGAAATAGAGCTAACAGTACCAGTAGCAGACACAACAGCAGTAAGAGAAGCACCCGCTAAAGTTTGTGAATTATCAACAATTAATGCATTTACACTTAGAGGTGAGTCAAGTTCATAATTAAATAAATTTAAGTTATCTACAAAAAGTTCAGTAGAAGTTGTTGTTAATCCAGAAATTATTTTAGATTGCGGGAATATTAATGGTTCAATTGATCGTCTAGACTTATATACTACTTCACCATTAATAACCTTATCACGTTTTTGTTTAGTCCAAATTACAGGTCTATCAAAATTCTCATTAATACCAACATCAAAATATAAATTTGATTCGACAATATCAGATGTAGTTATTCCTAGAACTGTTCTTTTTTCTTGATCTAATATTTTATTATTAGGATCTTTAAGAATTTGAAGTTCATCACCAGTTTTTATAGTTTCTATAATATCAGTATATTCAATATCTACATTATTTGTTCCTTTATAGAAGAAAAGAGAAACATTATCAAATTCATCTGGTGGTTCTGTAAATACAAAACTTGTTCCACCATCATATAGATAAGATTCTCCTGGAACCTGTACAACACCATTAACGAATATTAATAATAAAGATCTTATTTCAATTAATTGAGAATCTACATCTCTGGAATCTGTTTTAAATGTAACTAACTCACCATCAAACTTTAATGGGAATCTAGTTCTACTTCCATTTTGAAGAGTTTGAATTGAATCTAGATAATCAAATTCACCAAAATTGACTAATGAGAAATTGTCAGTGTATATACTATCAACAGTAATTTCAAAATTATTCAACATTGATGGAAGTCCTTTATCAGTAACTATTCCAACCTTATTTGGAATTTCACCATCAAATATTGGTCTAAATACATCTCCCTTTTCAAATCCATAACCCTTTCTTGTTATTTCAAAAGATTTAACTTCATATAAAGTTGATCCTATTCCAGTTGTTGAAACGGATCCAACATCAAGAGATATTAATGTTCCACTTCCAGTTTGAGTAGTTGAACCAGTTGATAATTTAGATACTCCAATTATTTCAAGATTCTCATATGATGGAGAAGGTGGCATGATAATAGGATTAACATATCCACTTCCCCCAGTAACAACTTCAAAGGTTAAAGTTCCTCCAACACCAACAGATGCTCTGATTGATGCTCCAGTTCCAACTCCACCACCAGATCCAACATTAACAGTAATACTATTTGATGTTGCCTCTACAATTGCAGTAGATACTCCAGCAACAGGATCAATACCAGCACGTGGATATGGATGATCAGTTGCGTATCCGTCCTTTGAACATCTAAACACTAAACCACTATTAGCAATTGATAATGTATTAGCAGATCTCTTAATAGCACCAGCAACACCAGATACAAAAGTATGAACACTAGTATTAGATGATGGAACATAGTCTAATACAGTTATTTCAAATGTATCTCCACCACTTACATTAGAAATTGGAACAAATTTACCACTTATAGGATCACCTTCTCTTGGATAATCATGATCAGTAGCATTAGAATCCAAAGCACATTTAAACTTAACTCCAAGATCATCAATTTTAACTAACTGACCATCTGCAAGAGCAGGACTAGGTGTAGATGCTAACTTAACTGTCATAATACCAACAGTACCATCATATTGGGTTCCAGTAGTTGCTTGATGTGAATCAGATGTAATAAGATCATGAGCATTTTTCGTCAACACTAGAACCCCTGTACGTGAGATATATGAAACATCCATAGGTGTAAATGTTGCACTGGCAGCACCAATACCATTTCCAGAGACTGTTACAGAATTTGTAACAGCACTCTCAAATTTATGATCATATGCAGCATCTGTTATTCCAATTGATATTAAACCATCTCCAGTTGTACTTAATCCAGAACTATATCCAGATCCATTGAAATCCTCAGATCCTAAACCAACAGATACAATAGATTTACCAGTGCCAATAACTGCTGTTACTGCTGCTCCAACCAAAGGTGCTATACCTAATCCACCAGTAGATGCTATTGAAATGATTTCACCAGATCTAGGAAGTTGGTTTTGATTAACATCAAGATCACTTACAATAATTGTTCCATTATTTGAACTAATACCAGTGTATACAATACTAGTAATTCCTACTGCCTCATTTCCATCAAATGTATAATTATTACCTAAGTTATTTTCAGTAGTTGGTTTTTGGAAGAAACCATTAACAGTCATTAAGGTACTTCCTGTTGTAAGACCAATTGTATTAATACCACTTGAAGTTATTACAAATGTTCTTCCTATTCCCGTAAATTGTGATGATATATCATCAAATATTACATTAGAAGAATAATCTTGTCTTAAATAAACTCTTCCACTAAAGTTTGCTCTACCACTATCTCTATTAGATTCACTTTTTGCTATTTCATTATTTCCACGAGGTGTCTCACTAAAATAAATCGTATCTCCAATAATATTATAACCACCTTTAAATAATCTTACATCAGTAGTGTCTGTGTGAGTAGATGCGGATGTTCCAACAAATCCCCTTTCAACTTCGACAAGTTTTAAAGATCCAGAAGGTGATATAGGACCAACATTAGTAGTTCCTATACCCACATTAGTTATCTTTACATATTCATCATCAATTTTTAAAATATCATTAATAGCTATTGTAGAAATACCAGAAAGAGAAAGTACTGATGTTGATATAGAGACTTGACCACTAACATTACCAGTAAGAGCTTGTTTAATTGGAGTATATGCCAAAGGTGATTGAATAATATCGTCTAGAACAATTAAACTCTTCTCATTTTTCTTATCCATTTCAAATCTATGGTAATTACCAGCACCTAATCCAGAGAATGTTATTGGTGAACCGCCCGATGTAATTGATACTTGGAATCTATCAGTATCCTTCTTTATACAATAAACTTCTTTTGGTAATGGGTTTCCACCAGTCATTACAAGTGATGAAATTCCAATACTATTAATTGAAGATCCTGGAGTATAAACTAATTTTTCATTATTATTAAAGAAATGATTCTTCATAGTAAACATTCCAGTAGAAGATTCTAAAGCACTAGAATTTGGATTAAAATACTTTCCAAAAATTGGAGTATTTTTATATCTTAATTTAAAGGCATTGGTATTTCCTCTAATACTATTTGTCCCATCAAATTGTAATAGTGATAATGAATCAATAGATTTTCCGTAAGTAAGAATTGAAGGTGTGTTAATAGTATCAATATTAGTATTAAATATTTCACTAAAAATTTGAACTTCTATATTACCACCACCATAAAACTCTGTATTTGGTGTAAAGATTAAATTAAAGTTAGATCCATTTATACTTGAAGAGAAAGTACCTATTCCAATATCATTACCGATAGAGATAAATGGATACTGTTCAATAAATGTATTAGTTCCATCATGAATCATCAATAATTGATGCACAGAACTAGTATTTCCTATTGAAGTTCTTATTATACTCTTAACAGTAGTGTCTTTTGTTTTACTAAATTGAGCAATAGTTGTAGTTGCTCCTAATGCTACATTTGTAAATTCAGACTGTATCCTTATAGAATCTTCACTTCCATCTGGTTGTTCTGTAGACTTAAACCTATAAGTTCCAATACCAGAAT